TGAAAGCGAACTCGTCAAGAAAGATGACATTATAGGATCCACCTCGGACAGCAGATGAAGAAGTAGAGTTTGCCGAAATTTTTGATCCATTTTCTAACTCTAATGATCCTTTATTCCATGATATTATACCTTGTTGCATCCAATTAGGCAAATTTTCATATGCAAGTTGCAATCTGCCAAGTAAATCTCTAGCTGTGGATGCTTTGTTTGCCAGAATTGCAATATTGACATTATCATTAAAAACAGCGTAATGTAATAAGTATGCCACACAGGTAGTAGATTTACCAGTCTGTCGTGGCATCTTGCAGATATTAAATCTTTGTTCGTGGAAATTGTTAATTAATTTTTCTTGAAATGGATATAATTTAAATGGAACTAAACCATGATCCAAAGAAACAATTTGAATATAATTTTTGGCAAAATAAACAGGATCCTGCTTACACTTAAGGAACTCAATAATTTGTTCCTCAGTATATTCATGCTGAGTATTAGCTCTTTTTAAATTGGGATTTCCCAAATATACATCATTAGAAGCCATAATTCAAATTCCTCACTTAATGATGAGATTTACCACATTTTATGCAGGGATCACAACCACATCCTTTACAGTTGCATGGAGTTGACATAAGATTTACTTAAGATTCCTTATTATTTAGAAATCCTTTTTTAAGCATCTTTGATAAGTCTGAAGTAGACCCTACAAATACAGCATTATTAGTAACATTATTTGTTGTTTTTTGATTATCTTCATCTACTTCTTTTACTTTCTTTTGAAGATCTAATAACTTATCGGTAGTATCTGCAACTGATTTAATAATTTGACCAGCAACTTCATATGCTCTTGCACTTCCCTGTTCATCAGCAACTTCCATAATACCATTAAGAGCTTCTTGACCCTTTTCAATCAAAGAATATAAATTACCTCTGCTATATTCATAATCTTTTTGAATATCATTAGTAACATTCTTGAGTTCATCTTTTCTTCTGACACGACCACCTTCAGGTGTATTACTTAATTCAATATCACTACTGGTATTAAGTGCATCATTAATAGATTCATAAGTAGACATAATTTTAATTAGATATCTTTTTGTTGGGTTGGACTATATGTCTTACCATCAGCAAAGGTTTCCCATGTACCAGTAAATCCAAAATCATCACCTGGTTCAGCATCTATAGGATCTGGTACAACTGTATATCTCATTTCACGCTTAGCTGTTTGAGTATTAGTATCAGTATATAAATCGGCTTGAACTTTCTTAATAAGACCATCAGTAGTATCAGCAATAGGACCGAATAGATACGTCTTAGCAGTAAAATTAAGAGTGTAAATTAATGCTCTTCTCTGTGAGAAATCTCCTTCATAATCATCCTGAAAAGAAATAGTATCCAATATAACAGGAATATCTCTTTTTTCTCCTATAGAACTTACTAAATCTACTGTTAATGTAAAAGCTGGTTGGAAATAAGGAAGTATTTGCTCCACTATCTGTAAAGCATCATCATTTAACTTAGTAAAAATATTTAATTCAAATCCAATATTATATGGAACAGGCATAAAAACTTTTTTTAAATTTGTTCCGTCAGATGCTTTAAATGTCTGTGTTACACCAGTTTTTCTCGTAGAATCATAAGCAATAGAATTCATTTCAAACGACATTCTAGGTAATGTAATTTGAACTGCTTTATTCAAATCTGTTTGTTGCTCTAATCTAGCAAGAAACTTTTGAGCTGGTCCATAAGCTAAAGGAATTCGTAATTCACTAAACGATGTTCCATCAGATTCTTTGTGTTGAATAGAAATACCATTAAATACCGTACCAAAAGATACAATAGTTTTTCTAATAATTTCGTGATAAAAATAAGTTCCAAACATTATACTTGTCCAAATGGATTTGATTCAGAGAAATCTATGATTGCATCTGCTTCAGTTTCTATGAGTGTGTTCTGCTCATATTTATCCAAACTTTCACCTCCAGGAACATCACTAATAGTATAAGATGCTAAAGAATCTTCTCCTACAACATTTTCACCTTCAGCGAATGTGCCATTAGGATCACCAACTTTTAATACCAAAGTATCAAGATCCCAATTCTTAACTCTTCCTGTAACACCAGAAGTAGATCCAGTAACAACTTCATTAAATTGATATGTACCACCACCAGTAGATCCCGAACCAGCAATCGTTAGACTTGAAGTGGTATATCCAATTCCAGCATCAACTATATAAACATTACTAATTGTACCAGCAGAACCAACTATAGATCTACCAATAGCAGTTCCAACACCACTCAAAGGAGTATTAAATGTGATAACAGGGGCAAAGTCATATCCTGTTCCTCCAGTTGTCATACCCACAGCTCTAATACCAGCAGAATCTGTTACTACTGAAGCAGTAGCTGCTGCTCCTACTCCATGATAAGTAGTAATTCCTGACACTGAAGTAGTAGCAGTACTGACTATAGTTACCGTTGGAGCAACTGTATATCCAGCACCAGTATTGGTTAATAGAATTTCTTTGACTGAGTAGATATTATTAACAGATGTTGTAATAGCAACTGCACTTGCATTATTTCCACTAGGAGATGTACTTATTGAAACTGTTGGAACTTGTGTGTACCCATATCCATCATTATTCAAAATAACATTTCTTACATATCCAGTAGAAGTTGTTGCTGTTGCTACTGCTGTAATACCGACACCTGAAAATAAACTTAACGGAACTATAAATCCTTCATCCTCTACAGTTTCATCAATTTCAGCAATACTTGTATCAATAACCTCATCTTCATATTCAAAGAGTTCGCACTGTAATTGATAAACATAATTTTTACCTAATTGATAAAAAGGTTTCTCATGTTCTACAAATGTTATCTCAAATAATCTACTTCCTAATGGGAAATATATCAAATCTCCTTCTTGAGGTCTAGTTGCAGTTTCTATTTGAGCTGCAGGAATTGAAGCCATAAAAGGACCAATATAATCCTCAAATCTTTCTTTTGATATAGTTACAGTTAATTCATCCTTTAAACTAACTCCAAATTTTGTCATTATATCACCAGCACCACTATATCCCTCATAAGTATTCACATATGCTTCTATAGAGAAATTGTCAGAAAATTTTGAAGCTTCAACTTCTGTAAAAAGATTATCCTTATTAAGTATTTTTCTAGGGATATAGGTTACTTCAACACCATAAATGGTCATTTGCTCATTAAGCAAATCTTGTACAAGTCTTTGTTCTGATTGAGAACCTTGAAGAAAGAAGGGATTTAATGCCATAATTATTATCCTATAGCATCTAGAGGTGGTAGTTCATATTCACTAGTCATTTTTTCTCTAATAACATCCAATTCTCTTTGTGCATCATCATATATTTCTCTTCCATTTAATTCAATTCCACCAGGAAGTTTAACACCCCTAAATTTAATTAAATTCATACCCCATTGACGTTTAATCAATTGAGTCAAATATCTTTTAAGGAATGGGTCATTATATGCTTTAGTGAATGTATTAGGATCTAAAGCTCTATAACAATCCATAATAAACCATGTACCTAAATCTTGTGCTCCCCAATCAATATCCAAATACAATCTATCTTGTCTTTGGTTAAATCTTATTTGCTTATCAGTTGTTAAAAGAAAATCAATATCTTCCAAATATGTCTTAGTCATCGCATATTGTAGAAGTTCTACAGAAGTAAAATTATATAAGTCATTTAAAAATAACTGATACTTAATACTAAACATTCCACCTGATATAGAACTAGTATCAAATTTAAATATTTTTTCTACTCCTATTACAGAATCAGGAACTTGAATAAAATTAGATGTCTCATACCATTTAGATGTAATAGCTCCTGTAGTTGTTCCAATTCCACTAACAGCAGTTGATTCTGCTGTAGATGTTACAATTCCCACACCATATGATCCTGTTGCTTTTCCTCTATCTAAATCCTCTTGAGTTACTTTATGCTTTAGATACATTCTTTCAACACCATCAAAGCATCTTTCATTAAAGAGTTGAAGAGCGTCATCTACCAAATCATCTATTTGGTCATCGGCAACATTAATTTCTAATACTGGAGCACCAAGTTGTCTCTTACAGTAATCTATTAATCCTTGTCTAGTTGCGGGTTTTGCCATCAGTAAGTACCTCCATCTATGAGTCCTGCAGTTAATGTTCCTGTAATTGCTGTGTCTCCTCCAACTGTTACATCGCCAGAAGTAACGACAAAATCACCAGAAGAAACAGTTAAATCACCAGTAGAAACAGTTAAATCACCAGTAGAAACATTTATATCAGCTGCAAAAGTTGAAACACCTGCAGTTACAATCAATCCACCAGAGGTAATCCTCACACCGCTTCTAGCGGTTATAAGTCCAACTGAATCAATATTAGTTACATCTTCTTTTGTTAAGGTTCCAGCAATAGAAACATTACCATCAAATTGAGCATCTTGTACAAATGTAGAAACACCAGAAACATTTAAAGTTGTTATGTTTGTTGGGCCAATATTATATCTTTCAGTTCCAACTCCAATAGTTCCATTTATTTCTTTATTAACTAATTCATACCAATTACTCGAATGTGCAAAATA